TACAGTGATGTGCTGTATTATCATGATAAGACTTAATGATATGGTGTGGTATTGCTGACATAGTATGGCATAGTGTGGATTATGTGGCTATAATGTAAGAGTAAAGACAACAGCTTTATTTTATTATGCAACTTCAAAAGTATTTAGATACATCTAATGAGAAGTATTTATTTGATGAATCAGAGTATTGTCAATCAGTATTAGATGCATCATCTATTGATAACAAAAGATATGTATTATCTGATGTTAATGTAACTAAATTATTACATGATCATGGTGCTGATGTTAAAGAATGGCAAGAAGATTCTAAAAGATATAATGATCCTGAAGAGATCTTAATGTGGTTAGGTTATTAATACCTAGCCTCTTTTTTTTTAATATTAATAGTTATTATAAATTAAATATGATTAGTTGTTAATTGTTATTATTTATTAATTACGATTAATTGTTAATTATAATTAGTTTGTAATTTAAATTGGTTGTGTATTATTATTAATCACAATCACAAGGACGCATGTCTATTAATAACCAGGACGATCTTAACCAGGACTCAAATGATATGTGTGGGTTTAATAACAGATGGTATCCAAGGACGCCATTACCTACTATAATTAAAAAGTACGAGACAAGGACACTATGAACAATGCAACTAAAGAGATCATTGCAACCTATGACAAGGAAACAATGGAAGAAATTGCTAATCATGGCTGTCAATCTGGTGTGTGCAGCCAACACATATATTATGGTGACACCATCAAGTTCTTTGACAAGTATGAAGATGAAATCATGGACCACTTCACAGAAGCAGGCAATGGCTATGGTGATACAGAATTCTTAATTGATATGTTTAAAGATGCTGATGCATGTTTAAATATATATAAGAATAACATGACCTGGGCATTCATTGAATCAGTAGCCTTCCAGGTCACTGAGGACGCCTTAGAAGCAGTTGAAGAGAATGATTTCGAATATTCTCAAAACATTGCACCAGTTGATACTAATATGTATCATACTGAAGACGGAGAGTTAGTATATAACTAACAATCCTTGATCCTTTGGTCTAACGGTTAAGACTCTTGCCTGTCTAGCAAGTAATAAGGGTTCAATTCCCTTAAGGATCGTTGGCTCTCAATGAGAGAGTCTTATTAGAACAATGCAAGTATTAGTTTATCGTGGTGTTAAGTACACTAAAGGTAGCAAGTAATTACTTATGACAGTATCCTCTAAGCCTAGACCAGCAAAGAGAAGGAAGGCAGTTATTAAGACTGCACCTGTTTCTAATAAGCGTAGCTTGAGAGAGCTAGAGTTATTTGAGATAGGTTTATTACCCTTCTTATATTTAGAATATGTAAGTAAATTATTACTTGACAGATTCTCTACTAAAGCCTTTAATTAGGTTTTCTTAGGGATTCTAATATCCCGAAATCACAATCACGGACGGTTTAAATTATGCCTAAAGCATATTATTTACTAGCTGATAATGATTTACATCCAGAAGTTGATGTATGTGAAGAAGCATATGAATTAGGAGCACTTACCTCATTTGAATGTATCGATCATATATACTTTGATGATGATGACCATGATCAACCTTATATAGCACACTAAATGAAATTCTATGAATTCACAATTAAGGTTAAAACGTTGCAAAAACCATCTGATGCTTTGTGGTATATAACCAGAAAACTGAAGGATGTGATGCCTGTTTTATCTATTGATTATAAAGAATTAGAAGATAGACCACTTACCACAGAACACCACGGAGGTCAAACAGATGCCACTAAGAACTGAAACAACTTACGAATACTATTTTAGTAATGCATCACTGTATTATTGTAAAGATCATGACTGCTTAAGAGTATGTAATGATCACGAAGACAGTGTATTACTTAATGGTATTGAACGTAAGGACGTAAACTATTTCATTGAGAAATACATTGAGTATGTATTGGAGCAAGATGAATGTTCAGAACTGGCAACATCATTCAAAAAAGTTGTCCAAAAGAAGGTTGAAACCTCAAAAGTTGAGGCAAGCTAAGAAGAAAACCAAGACTTTTATAAATAAATTAAAATCACAATCACGCCCGCTATGACTTATTATCTATGTAATTTAGAAAGTGGTAGGAATGTAGTTATTTCTGCTGACGATGACATGGAAGCAGCTTATGTTGCTACTGAAGAAGCTCGTTGGATGGATGATTATCTAATTGATTTGGAACCTATCGATGCCTAAAAAGAAACCTTATTACCCTAATAATTGGGCTAAACTAAAGGATGTACCATCAGAATACTTTGATGATATATCCTTTGAGGAGTTCATGGATTGGAAAATAGCAGGGTGGGAATTACCTTCTTCTATTGATTGCATTATACGTGAAGAAAACCTTGAAACAGGTAAGATTAAAGAACATGTATATAGAAAAGCAGCAGCAGCAAAGAAGCGTATAGAAAAAATGATGGATTCATGTGAATCTAGTTTCATATTAGTATCACATGAGTCTATTCACCACTTATATCCTAAAGGAGTAGAAGAACCTTATGAAAATGGAGAAATGGATGTCGAGATCAATTGAAGATGTCTATAGTTATCATAAGCAAGCACTTGACTTGTTAGACACAAACCACCCTCATTATGAGGAATTAAAGAAACTACTACTTGATCAAGTGAATGATGACCTTGAAACCATCTATTGCTCAAATTGATGAGCAAGTTAAATTAGAAAGGGAAGCAATTAGTCTAGGACTCAAACGCTTACAAGATCAAACTATTAAGTTAGAGAATCAAAGTTATGCGTCTGCCTCTATATACGGTATCAGTAGTATTGAAACTTTACTACCTCATCTAATTAAGCGTATAGAAAAGACGGATAAAAGAATATATGAAGGTAAAAACGGTGTTGCATTTAAAGATATTTATCTCTATTTGCAACTAATTGATTCACAATCAGTGGCGGTAATTGCATGTAAACTTGCGTTTGATAAGATCTTTTCTTATAAGGACAAGAGTAATATAGCAATTAATGTATGTTCTGCAATAGGACATGCTGTAGAAGATGAGTGTCAAATGAGACATTATGAGAAGTATGCTCCTGGATTATTAGCGAAACTGAAAGAGAACTATTGGCATAGAGCATGTGGTACTCAACAGAAGTTAACAATTATAAGGACGTTAATGAATCGTTATGATGTTAAACAATGGCACAAATGGTCTAGTGCTATACACGTTAAATTAGGCGGATGGTTATTAGATTGTATTATGGAGTCCAGTGGATGGTTCCAGAAACAAACGATTAGGGAAGGTCGTAAGACCATCGTGTATATCGTTCCCACTCCAGAGTTTATGGACATCAAGGACGAAGTAATGGCTAATGCAGAACTGTTCAGCCCTTTGGCTTGGCCTATGTTAATCCCACCAAGGGATTGGAGCAACGAAAGTTCAGGCGGATACCTTTTAAATGAGGTAATGCACGGTCATAGTCTAGTGAGACGCAGCGATCCCGCACTTATACAGGGAGAAACACCAATAGCCTTTTTGAACAAGATTCAGAAAATAGCATATAGGTTAAATCCTTTCACAATCAAAGTCGCTGAAACATTACAGCAACAAGAGATTAGTGTAGGTAAATTCCTCCCAATTATTCATTACGACTTACCACCTAAGCCTGTAGATATAGCTGATAATAAAGATGCTCGTAAGAGCTACCGTAGATCAGCTGCAGAGGTAATGAATAAGAGAGCTGCAGAGTTCAAGAGAAATTGTAGAACACGTATGACAATGGAGGCTGTTCAAAGGTTTAAAGACCGTGAACGCTGGTATATACCATGGTCATTCGATTATAGAGGAAGAGCATACCCAATACCTGCATTTTTAACACCGCAGGACACTGACTTCGGTAAAAGTTTGTTAAACTTCGCTGATGAAACATACATCACAGATAGAGGATGTAAGTGGCTAGCTTTTCAGTGTGCAACCACTTGGGGTCATTCTTTAGATAAGTCTACATGGGATGAGAGACTTGAATGGGTTTCAGAAAATATACCGTTGATTACCAGAGTAGCTAAGGATCCAATAGATAACCTTGGTGACTGGGAGGCAGCGGATGAACCCTGGCAGTTTCTTAGTGCATGTGATGAATACTATCACTGTGCTATCCTTAAAGATAGAAAAACAACTGGATTACCTGTAGCAACAGACGCTACATGTAGTGGTCTCCAGATCCTCGCAGGACTTGCGAGGGACAAACGGACAGCACAACTCGTCAATGTGTTGCCTTCTGAAAGACCACAAGACGCATATGAGGTGGTAGCTGAGGCTGCAAGGTCTAATATACCACCTTCATTGCATAAAGTATGGGATAGGAAGGCAGTCAAACGCACCGTCATGACTATACCCTATAATGCAAAACCATTCTCAAATCGCTCGTACATTCGAGATGCATTACTTGAGAAGGGTATAGAAATAAACAAAGATGATCTCACAATCACCGTCCAGGCTGTTAGGGATGCTATGAATGAAATAGTACCTGGTCCAATGGCAGTGATGAAATGGATCGAATCAGAAATCAATATAGCTATTAGGAAAGGACCACTAGATTATAAAGATGTAAAGGTTGGAAATAATGAAGATGGTACACCTATTACAAAAAAAGTAAAATTCTTTACACATAAAGGCTTTACTTGGGTAACACCTTCAGGGTTTGTTGTAAACCAATATATAATGAAGAGAGAGATAAAGAGATTACAACTACAGTTATTAGGTCGTTGTGAAGTATCTCTAGCTAAATATACTAATGAAACAGATTTAAACAGACATAAGGCTGCTACAGCACCCAATCTGATTCATAGTCTAGATGCAAGTCTTTTACATCTAAGTATGCAAGAATTTAATAATCCAATAGCTTTAATACATGATAGCGTTTTGTGTAGATGTGTAGACATGGACGAGCTCTCTGCTATAATAAGAGAAACGTACATGCATTTATTTGCTGAACGTGATTACTTAAATGATTTCGCACAACAAATTGGTGCGGAAACAGAACCTCCGATCACTGGTGATCTACAACCAGAATCGGTGATTAACTCAACTTATTTTTTCTGCTAATGTATAACTACTCGTTATTCGATAGCTTCTTTGCACCCACTCGTGTAATAGTAGTCTCTGAAGAGAGGCTTATAGCTAAAGAAAGAGAACTGAAACAACAACAACTTGAAGTCATTGATAACCGAATAGATGAGCTTGCTCGCTATCGTTTGGAAGTAGAGGCACAGTTAAAAAGGCTTGGTCCTGCTGAACCTTCTGAGGTACCTAACCTAGAGGCCGCTAAAAATGAGGCAGTCAATGATGTCTAATAAGAATGTACATGTAACTGGTGAAGTAAAACTAGAAGGCTTTCAAGCTGTATTAGAACCAGGTAAATTTGGATACTCCTTATCAGCTGTAGTAGATTCTACTATGATTGATACACTAGAAGCTGAAAGAGGAGATGTCTTGAAATGGGCTGAATCTAAATTAAAGAACCCTAAGCGTGCTGTATTAAAACCCACACCATGGGAAGAAGTAGCTGAAGGTAAATATAAAGTAAAATTCTCCTGGGGAGAAGATAGAAGACCTCCTGTTGTAGACAGTGAAGGCACACCCATTTTAGATACAAAGGTACCATTATATGGTGGATCTACAGTTAAGCTTGGTTTCTTTCAGAAGCCTTACATACTCAAGGATGGAATTACCTATGGAAGTTCTCTTAAGTTGGTTGGTGTACAGGTTGTCTCGTTGAATACTGAAGCTGGAGTTAGTTCAGATTCCTTAGATACTACACAAGTAGCTGAGTTATTTGGATCTACTGAAGGTTTTAAAGCAGGAGATGTACCAACACCTACTGAAACTAATGAAGAAGAAGACTTCTGAAGAGGAATCAATGGCATGGGCTAAGAAAGCTTATGCTAAATTAAAGAAGAAAAGAGAAAAACCTATTAAGTTTAGGTCTAATCTAGAGGAGAGGGTAGCAACTCTCCTTACCACTCTCGGAGTATCATATGAATACGAATCTGAAAGACTGGGTTATACCATCCAGCATCATTATACTCCTGATTTTAGTCTGCCAAACCACGTATACCTTGAAGCAAAAGGATACTGGGATTCAGAGGACAGACGTAAAATCCTTGCAGTTAAGAGGGACAATCCTTCAATAGATTTAAGGATGGTATTTCAATCACCTTTTAATACTATTTCAAAAAAATCACGTACTACTTATGCCCAGTGGTGCGATAAACATGCTATACCATGGACGGCATACCATGACATTCCACTCGAATGGCTGATTTAAACAGCGAATTCGTGGTTCATACACCTTGCGAAAATTGTGGCTCATCAGATGCTAATTCAGTTTATACTGATGGCCATAAGTTTTGCTTTGTATGCCACGCTTACACACCTGCAGAAGGTATAAATCTAACTTCACAATCACCACGGACGATGACAACAAATGTCAAGCTTACAGGAGAACCAGAAGCTCTTAGAAGAAGAAATATCTCTGAGAAGACTTGCAGATTCTTCCGGATTCACAGAGACGGAGCTACTCTACGCTTTCCATATTATACAAGCGATGGAGTACTTCAAGGAGTTAAAGTAAAGAATAAAAGTAAAGAATTTACATATGAAGGAATTTCCACTGATACCTTATTCGGTCAGCATCTTTTTCCTAGTACTGGCAAACGTATTGTTGTTACTGAAGGTGAATTAGACGCTGCATCATGTTATGAAGCCATGACTGGCTGGCCAATGGTCAGTTTACCTCATGGGGCAGCTAGTGCAAAGAAGGATATACAAAAACAAATTCCATTATTTCAAGGTTATGAAGAGATTGTATTATTCTTCGATGGTGACGAACCAGGTCGTAAAGCCTCGGAAGAGGCAGCACAGGTACTTCCACCTGGCAAGGTCAAGATCGCTCGCCTTGAGAGCTTTAAAGACCCCTCAGAGGCTTTACAAGCTAACGATGCTGAAGCGATTCGAAAGGCTATATGGGACGCTAAACCCTTTAGACCTGATGGCATCATCGATGGACAAACGTTACTCTCAGTCGTTACTACACCACAAGCACCATTCGATCATGAATACCCCTTCAAAGGACTTAACGAGAAGCTACACGGGATCCGGTACGGAGAACTTACTACATTTTGTGCTGGCTCTGGCTCAGGAAAAACCTCAATCATGCGTCACATTGCAGCTGACTTGTTGTGCAAAGGCGAATCGGTTGGGATCTTGGAGCTTGAAGCAAACAATAGAAGAACAGCACTTGGATTGATGTCCACAGCTGTTGGAAAAAATCTACAGATAGGAGAGCATGAAAGAGAAGAACTCGAATCCTCTTTTAAATCCAGTATTGCCAATTGGAATCTTTTTCTCTTTGATGGTTTTGGAAGTTATGATCCAGATCTTATCTATAATAGAATTGAATATATGGCAACCGGATTGGAGTGTCGTGTTATATTCTTAGATCACCTCAGTATATTATTGAGTGGATTAGAAGGAGATGAGCGACGTATGATAGATACAACAATGACAAAATTAAGGTCGTTAGTAGAGAGAACAGGTATATCTTTGTTTTTAGTATCACATTTAAGGAGAGGAAGCAATGATAGAGCTTCACATGAAGAAGGAGGAAGAGTTAGTCTGTCCTCGCTTAGAGGATCACACTCAATCGCTCAAATTTCTGATCAAGTCGTTGCCCTTGAGGTCGACCAGCAGAGCGGAGCTGAACGAAAACTTACGACTGTGCGAATCCTTAAGAACCGCTATTCTGGCGAGGTTGGTGTCGCATGTCGATTAAGTTATAATTTAAACACCTGCAGATTTACAGAACATGAAACTGAACCCACTTTTAACCCATCAACGGATTTCTAAACATGAAGTAATACATGAAACAGAAACCTCTAGACAAGATAGATATTTCTATTGTATTACAGATTGTCATTATGGAGATCAACCATGTAATGATAACTGTGTAAATATATTACGTAAACCTAACCCACCTACCCCTGAGGCAATTAAACGTGCCCACTACAAAGACAAAACCTACCACTGGAATAGGGACGGTTCTATTCGATCTGGAAACAAACGGTCTTCTAAATGATGCTACCCACATCCACTGTATTGTCCTCCATCATCTCGAAACTGGAGAGACATATACATATAACGATGAGTCACCTGGAAAAGGCATGTCAGCACCTGTACATAATGGTCTCACAACCTTACAACTTGCTGATACTATCGTCGGTCATAATATCATTAATTTTGATATACCTGTCATCAAAAGTATCTATCCTTTTTTCAGCTATACTGGCAGGGTCATTGATACTCTTGTTTTATCTCGCTGCTATCATCCTAACTTATTGGATATAGATAAGAATACAAAAAAGATACCAGAGAGATTATATGGACGTCATTCACTTGAAGCCTACGGTTATCGATTAGATGAACTCAAGGGTGATTACGGTAAGACTACCGATTGGAAAGAATGGAGTCAAGAGCTAGAAGACTATTGTATACAAGATGTTGTAGTGACTAAAAAACTATGCGAACATTTCTACCCTTACCTGAATGGATCTTATTAGAGCATCAGGTAGCACAAATACTTACAGAACAGGAGATTCATGGATGGTTTTTTGATGAAGGCGCTGCACGGGAACTTGAATCTAATCTCAGGAGAGAATTGGAAGAAACTTATCAAGTATTACGAAACAGGTTTCCTTTCGTTGCAGGATCAGAATTTACTCCTAAACGAAATAACAAAACAAAAGGTTATATTGAAGGAGCTAGATTCACAAAGTTAAAAGAACTTAACCCTACATCAAGGGATCATATATCATGGATACTACAGACTTACACAAGTTGGACCCCGACCTTGCTAACGAATTCAGGGAAGGCGGTTATAGACGAGATCGTATTGAAAGAGATTGGAACAGAGATATCTTTGCTGTTTCTGAAATGTCTAGATATTACAAAGAAATTGGGGATGATCTCGGAAGGCGTCAACGCATGGCAGAAGCTATCTACGACGTCTAGCCGTATACATCACCACTGTTCAACAGCTACATCTACATTTAGATGTGCACACCGTAAACCAAATTTAGCCCAAACACCTTCAGATGAAAGATTTAGGAAATTATTTAAAGCCTCGCCTGGTTATACCATGTGTGGTGCTGATCTTAGCGGGATTGAGTTACGCCTATTATCCCATTATCTTGCGAGGTTTGATGGAGGGCGTTATAAGGAGATCCTTATCAACGGAGACATTCATCAAACAAATGCCGACGCAATTGGAATTACCAGACGACAAGTTAAAACAGTCACCTATGCCTTCCTTTACGGGTGTGGAAATACCAAATTAGGACATACATATGACTCACAACTATCAGATCAACAAGCAGCCCAGAAGGGCAAGGAAATACGTAAAGCTTATGTTGATGCCATACCAGGTCTTAAAGAGCTTCTGGAGGGCGTACACAAGGCTAGTGAGAGGGGTTATGTACGCGGACTCGACGACCGTCACATCCTCGTTGACTCGAAACATAAATCCTTGAATTATTTATTACAAGGATCAGCTGCGATTATCGCGAAGAAATGGATGGTATTAACCCATAACACTTTACCAAAATATACTCGACAACTTGGATTCATTCATGATGAATTACAATATGAATGTTTACAATCAGAAGTTGAGGATTTAAAATTCTTACTAGAACTTACAGCAATGCAAGCTGGTGAGTATTATAACTTAAGATGTCCAATAGCTGCTGAATCAAAAAGTGGTATTACATGGGCAGACGTACACTAATTAAATAAATTTATGCCACTTACTAGACATGATTGCGGTTTTTTAGCTGATGTGATTGTAGAAAACATTACTTATCACGGATGGGATGAAACAGAAGAAGATAAACAGTATTGGCTGAAACTAGCTGAACGCTTCCGTGAAACTTATGAAACTGGAATCGTGGACGTACATTAACCACCTATGAAATTATTAATAGATGCAGATTTCATCGTATATAAATCGTGTGCTGCAGCAGAAACTGAACTTGATTTTGGTAACGATGTTATCCTTGTTACTAGTAAGTTCAGTGACGCTTATAAAGCAGTCAAACATGACCTTACCAGAATTCAAAACAAATTTGGGTCATTCACTGATATAGTATTATTCTTTTCTGATAGCATTAATTTTAGAAAGAATATCTTAGAATCATATAAAGGCCATCGGAATCGTAAGAAACCTTGCGGGTATAAACGTGTTATTAATGAACTCAAGACTGAGTTTGAAGTAATCATTATGCCTCAATTGGAAGCTGATGATTCCATGGGTATTTATTCTACCAAACATCCTGGTAATACTATTGTCTCACCTGATAAGGATATGAGACAGATACCAGGTCAGTTATATAATTTAGATGAAACCTTCACAATCACCCCAGAACAGGGAGCAGCATGGCATCTCACCCAGACGTTGGCAGGGGACCAGACCGACGGATATGGAGGAGTACCAGGAATTGGAGTTAAACGTGCGGAAGCGCTCTTTAAAAAGAAAGGATACTCCTGGAAAACAGTAGTAGAAGCTTTTGAAGAAAAGGATTTAACAGAAGAAGATGCTTTAACAAATGCTCGTTTAGCTCGTATTTTAACACATAAAGATTATGATTTTACACATAGGATCCCAAAATTATGGACCCCCTCCTCCAGTTACGAAGTTAACTGTGGAACAGGATCTAAGGTTGAGGATTCTTGAAGATAGAGTAAGAGAAAACTATGATGAAATGGAAGAGGAAATAATTACTATTATGTTAGCCTTACAACGACAGAACTTTGTCTTAGGTAATTCACTCACTAATCTACTCACCCAATGGAATACTATAGAAGAGGTAGCATTGAAGTATGGTCATTTATCAGAGATCAACAACTAAATTTCCATTTAGGTAATGCTATTAAATATATATGCAGAGCAGGCTATAAAGATAGTAAAATAAAAGACTTACAAAAAGCAATCCACTACTTACAAAACGAACTCCACTATGAAGAAAACATTTCTGACGCAACAAGCAAAAGAGTTTAGATCAAAGTATGATATCGCAAACTCTAGAGTTGCAGGACATAGGTCACATCAGAAAAACCTGATTGTAGAAGAGTTTAAGGAATTCTTAGACGCTGAAGGTATGTTATTCAGAGAAAGCAATAGTTTACATGCTGATGCTTTAAAGGAGTTAGCTGATCTAGTATATGTTTGTTATCAATACGCTGAGAATATGAATTGGTTCTTAGATGAAGCGTTAGACAGAGTACATGAAAGCAATATGTCCAAGCTCGGTGAGGACGGTAAACCTATATACCGAGAAGACGGAAAGGTTCTTAAAGGACCAAACTATAAACCACCAAATTTAGAAGACTTAATTTAAAATGACAGCTAATGTAATAGCTCGTACAGGTCGGGTCCAACAATGGTTGGATAATCCTGAATCACGTCTACCTGTGTCATGCACAATTTTCAATGTTGAAGACAGCATGGAGGGAGAAAATGGAATCGAAGCCTCATGGAGATTCGTTTCACATGCCTTACGACATGGAGCAGGAGTTGCGGTCCATTTATCTCAGCTCAGACCCAAAGGAAGTGAAAACGGCAAAGGTCTTACAGCTTCTGGCCCAGTATCATTCGCAAAAATCTACTCAACCTTAAATGAAACTTTAAGACGGGGTGGGCATTATAAGAATGGTGCTGTGGTTATACATATTGACGCGGACCATAAGGATATTGAAGATTTTATCACTACACCTAGATCCGAATTACCTTGGGTAAAACGCTGTGTCGATATATCACCTAAGCTTTGGAATGAACTTACACCTAATATTAAAGGATTATTAATTCATGGAATCAGATCCGGCGACATCTGGCTTAATAAAATCAGATATGACAACAAAAACAGACGTATTTTCGGCAATGTGTGCCTTGAAGTTTACCTGCCTTCACGAGGAACTTGCTTGCTCCAACATATCAATCTCTCTGCCTGTAGAATCGGAGATCTCAAGGAGGCTTTCACTCAAGGCATGTCCGAGTTGTGCGATCTCCATAGCCGAACAGGTGTTGGAGGGACTGGAGAGTACTTATCCTCGGACATCGACAGGCAAGTTGGGCTCGGAATGCTTGGCTTATCCAACTTCCTCAGACGAAATAACGTAACCTATGCAGAATTTGCAGATGCATTAGAACATAGAAGCGAAGCAAGTGTAACAGCACACTTTATAGTAGCTGAATTACACCGAGCTATTAATGCAGCTGCTGAGATAGCAATAGCTAATAATATGGAAAGAGCTTTTGCAATAGCTCCCACTGCTAGCTGTAGCTACAGATCAAAAGATCTAGATGGATTCACAGCTACACCAGAAATTGCACCTCCAATAGCACGCTCTGTAGATAGAGATAGTGGTACATTTGGAGTACAAAGATATGAATATGGCGATGTAGAAATTGCTAGTGAAGTAGGTTGGGATGTTTATAAGCGTGTAGCAGATGGTATAATGATATTATTAAACAATACGGGACTTCTTCACGGCTACAGCTTTAACTCATGGAGTGATGTTGTAGAATACGACAATACGTTCGTCGAGGAGTGGCTGCTATCACCCCAGACCTCCCTTTATTACAGCCTTCAGGTAATGGGCGACACACAGGATAAGAGCGATGCGTATGCAGCATTAGATAAAGCTGAAGTCGATGATTACTTGCAGGGTATATTAAATGATGAAATAACCTGCGATTGTCAACAATGAGAACACATCCTTATACAAAATTATTAGAAAGAAAAAGAACCTGGACACCAGTAAAACCACTCAACAAAGGAGTATATAAAGAAGGTGCTGAAGAAACCATCTACCGTGCTCTCGCAATACGTCATATGGAGTTACCTGTGGGAGACTTCATCAGTGAAGCACTTAAAAAAGAAGTACCATCACTTGCTAGGGAACTTCTTGAATCGAACGTTAAAGACGAGATTAAACATGATATTGCCCTGGGTTACATAGCTCAGGTCAATGGAACAGATTCACAGTCAGAACGGGAGGCAATCAAATTAAGAGATGCTTGGATACAACATCCTGACCATACAATTACTAAAGCTCTCGTGGCTGAAAGAGCAATCTTCTTTGTTCTTCTCCCTTTCTTTAGGTTTAATGGGTGTCCTGCTCTTCGCACAGTATCGGCAGACATTTCTAGGGACGAACAGATTCATGTCGGATCTAATTCTCTTGTATGTCATGAGCTTGGCTTATCCCCTTCTCCTTCTTTGGATAAACTTAGGAAGGCCACTGTTAACTGGATAATGGAGCCACTAGGTATAAATACTAACAATAAATATTTGGACAAAAAATTCTGGCTCGATGCATCAGATCGATTAATGTATGAAGGCAAAGCGCCTGAACTTTCTGACACCAAAGCAGCTAGAATGCCTGCCTTTTTTGAACATGACAACACAAACTTACCCCAATACGCTTAAGCTTTACTCAG